TTGGTTCTCATGTTTATGCCATTGGCCGAGTACATGTGAATTTGGCCTTGAGCACTGAATTCCATCCAACAGTCTCCAGAACTACTGGCAACATATAGTACATTTTCAGTGTCATTCATCAGAATTTGATGTCCTGCAGCAGTACGTAATCTGATCAATTGATCTGTCCCGGCTGCATTTATGGTGTCACCTGCTGCTCCATCATCCATGACAAAACTGTGTCCGCCGGTTCTGAACACCACACGATCAGTGGTATTTCCAACTGTGGGAGTTTTTACTCCGCTTCTGCCCGGAGTACTGATACCATACACATTACTGGGACTTTCTCTCAGACTGCTAGAACTAATGGCTCCGCGAATTGGATCTCTATCCAATCCTTGGCGAAGTAGTACACTTGTTTGATAAAGATGTGCAGGCCTGGGTGTGGCTGTTAATGCATCAGAATTAAATTGAGTATTTGGTTGCCCGGCTGTAGGAGTTAAACTATATTCGGTCACTGGTAATATACTGTTTGATCCAACAGATTTGGTTAAATTACCAGTGGGCACCGTGGTGGCATTGGCTCCGGCAATGCTTCTGCCCAGGCCAGGAATCATATGGTGGCTGGCACTGTCGTAAATACATCCTATCCAAAAACCTCTATTATAATCACCATTGGCAAATATTACCAATACAGAATTACCTACATCTGGTGGTACCATCCACATGCCATAACTCTGCCCTGCTGATACATCTGTATTTGGAAATACTTGATCATCTGTGCCAAATGTTTTTCCGTAGAACGGGCTACAATAACTAACTATAGGATTTACTCCGTTGTTGATACCAGCTAATTCTGGAATAAAAACTTGTAGTTGCCCAATTCTATTTCCAGTGATATGCGACACAACTGTTCCCACATAGGGACCTGGATCAATTTTAATACTGATTTTTTGTAAATCTGGAGTGGCAGTTGCAGCCGAACCTGATCTACGTGAGTTATCTGATACTGACGACATTCAATTTGATTCCTATATTATCTTGATTTAGGGCCGGTCCACTTTGGTCCTTGTATTACTTGTTGTGGCACCGTTGGTTGGTCTCCCGCTACTGCGGCAGATCCATTGGTTGACACGCTGGGAGTTTGATTCTTCACCGACGTACGAACTGCATCATTCTCAGCTATTGCTTGGGCTTGATTACCATTGATGTATCTTGCAAGTTGAAGTACTTGTTGAAATTTGCCACTGTTAAAATTATTTTTTATCTTAATGATATAGTACTGTCCGCTAAACAATGATATACCAGGATTTGATGATCCGCCGGCCCAGTACATGAGACCCTGGTTAGATAAATCAGCGTCTTGATCAATGGGCGAATTGATAGTCAATGACACAATCAACTCGCCAGAATCAGTTCTGCAAAATCCGTATTTTGATAAGATATCTTGCTGAGATGCGTTGGTGTAGGCTGTGTTGCTGGGACCAGGAGAAACAAACCAATCGTCTTGTTTGATCAATTGTGGATCACCAATTATGGTCAAATCCACTGTGATCATATCGCCCATTGACGAAGATGTCAAACTTGAAACTACGTCAGCGGCCTTTTGAGTCAACGGACTATTTAAAATATTCATCGAACCTGTAATATTTTTATCATTGACTATGGCCGAATACCTCATATAACTGGGGGAAACAACCTGGCTCATCAAGTTGGGATACACGGTATTTAATGCATTGGTGCCATACGGAATAGGAATGCCCAACTCGCCTTGTACTGCATCTACCACCCGGTCACGAGTTGGTTGCTCGGCTCCGTAGGTGTCGGTATAGCCTAAAAATCTATTGTAATAAGTGGTGTCAAAATTTAATTTTAAATCAATTACATCTACATTTTTTCCAGTATAAATGTAATTGTAGGCTTTTATAGTATAAGGTGTACTGTCAGGTGCAGTGTCTATATTGGGATTATTTCCACGAAATGTGGTATATGGAGAAATATTATAAGTCATGATCTTGGCATACGAATTTTTTTGCCTGTCATGGGAATTTTTATTTATTTGTGGTATTCCTTGTATATCAATATAACCATACTGCAATTTAACTGTTGTTTTAAAAGTATAAAATTCTTTTGTATGTGTGCTGTTTGGGTTGTTACACCCGTGTTCGGCTATCTGGTCAGTTATAAAAGAAGATATTGTTATTATTTTATCAACAATGGCATTTATTTTTGATCCTTCTGGAATTACAAACTGACCATTTTTAAAATCCAATCCAGTCAACGATGCAGACTTGGCAATAGTAGTATCGCTGGGATATGTTACTGTGCTGGATCTAATTTCAGGATGTATGTCAAACAAATAACCATTTGACAGTGACGAAAGATTTTTCTTATAAGCTGCATCTTGATAAAACTGATTCAATTGATAAGAAAAATCTGATAAAACATCTCCTACTGTTTTACCTCGCAGGTACATTAATTTAGGCACATTACTGTTTTCTTCGTAGTATGCCACACCATGACCCAATGGAACAAAAGATATGGTGTACTGTGCACCACCGCCACCGGTGATTTCCAATTTGATATTGATTATCCTAACGGGGAATCTTTTTTTAATGTTTAATGCACTGCTGTCCATCAATTTCCCATTGTCATCGTAACCAAAAAAATCTAATTGCAACATATATGGTTGATCAATATAATTTGCTCCGCTGCCTTCTCCACGTTGGCTCCACATTACTATGGAATCTATTAGAGTCACACCGTAGGGCTCCTTGACAACCATTGTGCCTTGTATTAAATTTGTACTTAAATTTGTTTTACCTGGTACCAATACAGTATCAAAAGCCACACTGTCGATGTAATAATTCAATCCAGCAGTTGTGGGCAATCGTTGCATAGGAAATTGTCCGCCATCTTCGGCAATGACATAACTGACTCCGGGCGTTGGATTCCATTGTTGAACTGACAGATTGTCTGCGGTTGCGTTGTTGATTGCATTGAAATCATCAACACCTAACCACCACAATGACCAGCCATAGGTATACGATGCATAATTATTAAGAGGATTGGAAAAAGGAGCATTAATTTTTGCCGGCTTTATCCTTTTTCCAATTATTGTTACAGTTTCCATTTGTACTTGCACAGGATCAGTGGCTGTACTACTAGAAGATTGTGTTACTCCAGCTTTAGGTTGCAGCACCGGTACTACCCAAACATTGTTATCAGTAAGATATGCTCCGCTGGAACTTGAATTTTGAACCTGTGCCACCGTGGCAACTACTGTGCCAGAAGGCACACCTACACCCTCTGGCGGAGGATTTATATCAGCATAATATGGTAGCGTAAGACCACTGCCGTCGCCACCGGAGTTCAAATAAGCCACGGTTGTATCTGCCATTGTTATATGCCCAAGTTGTATTTGATTACAGCCAATGTGGGAAGATATATAATTACGCCGGTTTTAAAGTCCAACAAGGGATCTTTTATTACATCAGGATTGCGTACTGCAAATATCCACCAGTAATCTGAATTTTTATAATAATCGTATGCTAGTAAATCAGGACGGCCATTGTAAGCTGGATCAATTTGATATCTTGAATCGGTGACATCGGGTGCAATTGTTTTGCCTGCCCATACATCTAAAAAACTACCCCACGACGGAGTACCATAATATGGACTGGTATTTTTATACACTGCAGCCATTACAGGAATCCACCATTGATTGGAAATTTAGCAAGTTGTCTTGGCACACTGGAACCAAAACTGGTAACAGCAGGATTAGATCCTGGCGGATTGACCAGTGCACCTCGACTGAAATCTACTAGACTAAATCCTTGACTTTGCGCAGCTCTGCTGTACACTGGTTGTAGTGTGATTGACAACGAACTGGTGGTTGGCAATCTGGTACTGTTCAATGTATTATTTGTTATTTGTGGATTGTAATACGGGCCAGCGGTCACTGCTGGCTCTACAATGTTTATATAATCTACATCAGCTGGCATGGTGTGTTGAAAATTGGTTACCACGCAAGGAACGTTTGGCAGTATATATTGTCCATATCCATTTAGGTAAACCAGTGGCGGCGGATTGCCAGCAGCCGGGCTGGTATCTGACCCAAAAAACATCTTTGTTAAACTTCTAAAGAAATAAATTGAAGCTAGTAGGTACTGTCCTTCGTCCATGCTTTGAATTGTAAAATCTCCTGTGATTGTAATAGCAGCCACACCGGAATTTTCGTAAAAGAAATTGCTGTAATTGGTATGTGTTAATTTTTGTTCTGAATAAGTGGCAGTGTGTGTTATCTGCATCTGTGGAGTGTAGGGGAATATTACCCCAACCCTGGCTGCAGATGATTGCCCAGTTACTGCATTTACCAATGCTATCCCGGCACTGGAAGATGATTGCCCACCAGGCAAAGTGGTCAAAGGACTCAATAATTTATTGTTTGGATCATTGTAAAAATAATCACTGTTGGGAGCTAGACTTATTCTAACCCGCCAGTCTTGTGTTGAATCTGGATATGTAATTGTTGGAGTTCCACCGCGTGTTCGTTGCCCGTAGTTGGACAATGCAAAATTTTGTCGTCCCACTGCTTGACTAACGCCAAAAGCACCTAAAGCACTAGAAGTTACTGAATTAGTTACTTGTTGTCCAAAACTATTGGGTAACAATGCCATGTCATATATCCTATATTATCTAGTATTTATTGCGTAGAAAATATGCATATATAATGTTTATCAACTGTGTCTGGTTGACACAAAATCATTAAATATGTTAGTATGTGCTAACTGAAAAATTAGCAAGTGCAATAAAATGTGGCGCTTTGACGAATACAACATTAAAGGAACGCATGAGATTAAATTACCTCAACAACAAAGATATTTTGAAAGAAATACACAAGAGCAAATCAACCTACTGCTCATTTACCAACAAAGAACATGCAGCCTATGACATGATCCTGCCAGACGTAGATAAAATTAACAAAAAAAATATACTACAGGCTCGCAAAGATCGTGCTGAAAGATTGGCCAAATTGGCATTTGATACTGCTCTTGCTGAAACAGGTGTCAAACGCAAGCTGGACGAATTTGAAATCAAACTCAAAGATGTTGCTGATACCGATGTTGTTTTTCGAATCATGACCTGGGATCATATACCCATTGACGATATCAAAAGTCGTAAAGCAGCCGTCAAAGCACTGGAAGACGAAGAAGGAGCTGTTCCACGCAGTGAATACGAGGACGATGACTTGGATCTAATTGGCAATACCAAATATGTAAAATGCAACTTTCCACCGTTTCAACACTACATGGTCAACGAATTGGGTGAACGAGTGTGTGTGGGCAAAAGCCATTGGAAGGGTCCATTGGACACTGGAGAATTCAACAGAGAACACGGCACAATGACCAACAAGCTGGCTCATATGTTTATTAAATTATGTGAACGTTATGCCACAAGATCAAATTGGAGAGGGTACACCTACAATGAAGAAATGCGCGGACAAGCCTTGCTACAACTCAGCCAAATTGGACTACAGTTTGATGAATCAAAATCGCAGAACCCTTTTGCGTATTATACTGCTGCTATCACCAACAGCTTTACTCGTGTGTTGAACATTGAAAAACGCAATCAAAATCTACGCGACGATATCCTGGAAATGAACGGGCTGAATCCCAGTTATACTCGCCAAGGCATGAGTTCAGGCGGCCCAGTTTATGAAGAATAAACATTTGACTTTGTGTTGTTAAAATTGCTATACTCTATAGATGAGTAATTTATTTAAAAAAGCCGCACTATTCACTGACATCCACTTTGGCCTAAAGTCAAACAGTACACAACACAATGAAGATTGTCTTAATTTTATAAAGTGGGCCACCAGTAAAGCAAAAGCAGAAGGGTGCGAGACTGCCATGTTTTTGGGTGATTGGCACAACAATCGAGCATCAATTAATATTTTGACCTTGGGCTATAGCCTACAGGCACTGGAGCATCTAAATGCTAATTTTTCAACTGTTTATTTCATTCCTGGCAATCATGATCTGTATTATCGAGACAAACGAGACGTGCAAAGTGTTGAATGGGCTAAACATCTTTCCAATGTTCAAATATGCAATGATTGGTTTAGCAGTGGCAATGTGGTCATTGCTCCTTGGCTATGTGCTGATGACCATAAACGTATTCCTAAATTAAAAGGCCAGTATATGTTTGGGCACTTTGAACTGCCTGGATACCTGATGAATGCCATGGTGGCCATGCCTGAACACGGTGAAGTGCGTCGAGAACATTTTGGTCATTTTGATCATGTATTTACTGGGCATTTTCACAAACGACAAACACAAAAGAATATCACCTACATTGGCAACTGTTTTCCGCACAATTACGCCGATGCTGGGGACGATGATAGAGGGCTTGCTGTTCTAGAATGGGGTCAGGCGCCAGTGTATCATGTCTGGCCTGACCAACCAAGATATCGCGTGTTCAATCTGAGCGATGTGTTGAAGCATACCGAAGTCATGCTGCAGCCAAACATGCATGTGCGTGTGAACTTGGACATTGATATCAGCTACGAAGAAGCCACTTTTATCAAAGAAACATTTATCAACACACACAATTTACGTGAAATTACTCTTATACCAGCCAAGGTAACTGAATT